GAATATTGGTATATACTTCTTAATTATACGACGCTTGATTCCACTATCCTGTAATAAACTTTTTACTGTATGATATTCATCTATCTTCTGTGCAACTTTACCACAGTCAATTTTAGTATCTTCAAAGTCATCTACTAATGTTTTTAAAACATGTTCTTCTTTCTCTATCTTAGGTGCTGCAACCAAACTACTAAGTTCTTTCTCTATTGATAAGTTCTCGGATTCTAATCTTACGATGTCTCTATCAAAAGTTGAGATCTCACTACGTAATTCATGAGCTTTCATTGATAACTCATTGGCTTGATCCAAGATAGAAACTACATCTTCAATAGCTTTTTCTTCTTTCTTTAAAGCTTTAGCAAAGTCAACCCCGCTATGAGTCAGTGAATCTATCTTGTCACCTTTAAATTCTTGACTTATTGTTTGTGTACATGTAGGGCATGTGTCATGTGTTTTAAGAAATTTCATTTCCTTAGACACTCTTTTCATCTCAGATTTAAGATCTGCTGTCTTGGATTTGAGATCAGATAGTATATACTGATGCGTATCTGTTTCGATTAATTCTTTTTCTAGTATAGAGAGGTCACCATTTCTTTGAGATTGATCTGATGATATGGTTTCTATTAAAGCTTTGTTCTGTACTACTTTATCTTCCTTCTCTTGTCTTCTAACACTGTTTACTTCTCTTAAGGATTTTATAAGTTTTTCCTGTGATTTTAACCTCTCTTCTGCTATAGATAGAAGGTTGCTACAATCTTTACTTTGTTGATATGCTATCTTATATCGATCTTTTAAGATCGTATTCATCTGTGAGAAGATCTTGATGTCGAGTAGATCTTCGATAACTTCTCTCCTGACAGGTGCATTGAGTTGCATGAAGGGGACAAATGTGGATGAACCCAAGATGACGACTTGTGTAAAAGACTTGAAGTTGAGTTTGAGAATTGATTGTTCGAGATATTTCTGGGTATCTTTAGTCGCAGCGTCCTGATCAACCAACTTATTGTTTTTGTAAAGCTCGAAAAGATTTGGTTTGATTGCTCTGAATACACGATACTCATCTCTCCCTATACTAAACGTTACCTGTACCTTGGTTCCTTTTTCATTAATACTATTTACAAGTTGACTCTTACTTATCTTTCTAAAAGGTTTATTGAATAAAGCAAAACACAAAGCATCGAGCATAGTAGATTTACCTGCTCCATTAGATCCGACAATAAGTGTCGCACCTGCATCATCAAGTTGGATGTCAGTCCATTGATCGCCTGTAGAAAGAAAGTTCTTCCAAGCAATCGTTTCAAATGTAATCAATTTTCTAAGGTTTTAGGGGGAGGTACAACCAAATCTTCTGATTTTATTACCATATAACGATATCCATGAGTTCCACAATTCACTTCGATAAGTTCATCTGCCACTTCTAAAACAAGTAGTTCGTGTTCTGTATCATTAGCAACAAGCATTTCATGATATCTTTGGCAATCAGATTCCTCTTCAAAGCATTGAACAGTTTTCTGGTTGTCTTTGTTTAAGACGGAGTAAATCCCGCCAGATTTTTTATCAGTTAATACGAACATTAGATTGCTGATGCCTCCATATACAGAGATCTCATTACACTTTTAACATTATCTTTACTTACTTGTAGATCTATATCATCTATGTATGTATCGAGTAATGTTAAAGTATCTTCAGTTTCTAATATTGAATCACTCTCGCCAAGTACACTAAGATCTTCTACAATCTTAAGGTCTGCAATGTTCATGTCTTGTAGACGTTTAACTGCATAGTCAAACTTGGCATAGTCACCCTTCTCTTCTACGATGAGTTTGACAAATGTTCCTTCGACATCTTTTTCGCTTGGGAGACTAACTCCATTATTATAATACAATTTATGAAAAACGTCAAAGGGATTCCTATAATGAGTAGTCTTAAGAGTAATTGTATCAAAAACATGGAAGCCTCTTTTGCATCCGAAGTCATTCCAGTAAAGTTGGTAGGGATTTCCAAGATAATAAACGTTGTCTTTATGTGATTTAGAATGATAGTGTCCTGTAAACACTTTCTTAAATTTTTTGAAGACCGAATGATCCATGCCACGTTCCATCATGTGACCAGGATGTGCTTCAAAACCATTGAGTTCTAAGTGTCCCATACACACTTTGCTTTTGCTTTCCTTGATCGCTCTAAATGATTGTTCAAGGTTGTCATCACATATCCAAGGAAGACATAGAATGTCAAGACCATCATAAGTGATGTTAATTGGTTCTGTGATTATATGAATGTTATGGTACTCACCCAGAAGTTCTTCTGGTGCGTTGACTCGTAATGTATTCTTATAGTATATGTCATGATTACCTACAAGCATATCCATTTTAACACCCATCTCTCTTAGAGGGTCAAACCACATCTCTCTTGTTTCATCTAATGAATGAAAGTTTATGGATTTACGTTTATCAAACGTATCACCTAAACAAAAGATCTGTTCAATGTTATGTGCTTTAATAAATGGTATGACAACTTTACTATAAAACTTTTTATAGTGAGCAATAAAATGTTTGTTATCGTTACGAACACCAAAGTGTTGATCAGTTATCAGCAATAATTTCATCGCTTTTGATTCATCTCCACTCTGTTCTTAATTTGATTATAGTCTGCACTTGCGTCTCCGTCAACACTAAACACATGTTCGTAACCTGACTTCTCTAAAATTTTATCTTTGATGTCCATCTGACGTTTCTCTTTAGCAATACGTCTTAAGAATGCATAGTAAACTATCTGAGTGAAATAAGCAAATGGGTTTCTTGATTTAGTAGGATCAAAATTATCAATGTACTGTATACAGTTTTCTATTCCATCACAAACCATATCATCCTTATACATGTAGTTGATGAAGTTCGGTCTGTACGACAAGTGAGTAGCGATTTTTAGAAAACACCCACCAATATAATTATTGACACGAGGTTTAGGAAGACCTTTTAACTTAGCGATATCAACCTTTTCTTTGTACTTTATAATTGCCTCAAGAAATTTCTTGTTATCAACGTAGTGTTGTTTCTTCTTGGTGCTTGCTCGTGCAGCCATATTTCTCCTTACTGGATTGTTTCAATTATAGCAGGGGTTGACAAATCTGTCAATCTACAGTACACTAACCGTGTAGAGGTTTCTGAATATATTATTTACCTTTATTTAACTTATATATTTTTTCAAATAGTGACCTTGCTGTGTCCACAGATCCCAAATAACCAATGTGCTTGGTGGGGTCTTGTTCCATTTTCTCTTTACGCATGTCGGGCGACTCTCCTTTAAGGTAAGAATCGTACATGAATATACATTCTTTAGACATAGAAGATATTGTTATAATATCCTTTTCCCTTATTACGTAGAAATCTTCATCTGATAACTGCATCCATTTGGAAAAACCTATACCACGTGCCAATTTTCGATCATCTATTTCCCTCTCAACCAATTGTACAGCAACAGGATTTTGAATAAAACATAAACTTTCCTCATGGTCTTGTGTTAAGACACATTTACCCAACACTTCCTCACCATTTACGAGTTTAACAACACCGTAAAATTCTTCTTCGTGTTTAGCGTAACTGATCATGTTTGAGTTTAACATCTATGATTTCATAATCAAACTTTTCCTCATTGTATATTTTTACTCTTTCCAACAAATGATTCAATGTGTAATTGTTTCCTCTGTCAGTGGATATGTCGTCAGCAATATCATAAAGAGTAGCCTTTGATTTGTTATCCCCCTTCCTTAGAACTCTTCCGATACTTTGTAAGTTACGAATACGAGACTTAGAAGGAGAAGCAAAGATTACATTGTGTAGATTACGAATATTAATACCTGTACTGAATGTACCATAGGAAGCAACAATAATAGAATTGTCTGACTTTTCAGTTAACTCTCGAATTTCTTCTCGGTCTTCTGTGTCTACTCCACCATGAACAAAATATACTGGTGTCTCTGTATCACTATTTATCATATTAAACAAAGGGAGACCGTGCCTTTCTACGTAGTTAAATAGAATTAGTGTATTACCTTTAAGATCTTTTGCTAAATTTTTAATAAATTTATTTCTGGGTTCATGTTCAACAAGATAATCCATCTCATCTTGATACCCTTCAAATATTTTATCTTCATGTTTAATTAATATGATTTTAACTTTTAATTTAGAAAGGTATCCCTGCTTCATTAACTGAGCAGTCTTTGTTACCTTAGAACATTTGCCGAAAACTCCTTCTAATACTAATTGATTAACGTTGGTACCATCTAATGTACCAGTAAACCCAATACGATATTTACAATCATGGAGTTTACCCATCAGTGATGTTAAAGATTTTGCTTTGAATTGATGTGCTTCGTCACCTATGACTACATCAAATCTATCAAAAAATTTCTTAGGTTCTTTATAGATTGATTGCCATGTGGAAATCACTACATTATGTTCTGTATACTTGTCTGCTCCTGCATAAAGTTTATGACAATAATGACCTGCATTCCAACCATAGTCTTCAAAATCTTTAAACATTTGTTCCACAAGAGATGTTGTGGGTACAACTATTAATATATTTCTATCCGCATTAACATGGTACCTCACCAATGAATAGATCATCAAGGATTTCCCACTGGCAGTTGGCGACAATAGGAGTCTTCTGTTGTATTTCAGGCATTCGTATATTGCTTGATATTGATAATCCCTTACCCTATGATTCAAACAAAGACTCTGCACAAATGACGCAACTCCATCAGGAGTAATCAATTGATTTCTTTCTTGAGGATGTCCGTAATATTCATCCGAATCAAAAACGTAGTCATATCCTTTCTTCTCTGCCCACTCAGTAAGATAATCTACAAGACCACAATAAATTTCCCCTGTAGCAGGAGAGAATAATCTTATCTTTCCATCCCATCCTTTCCACCTTTTTTGTTTCTGCATAAACTTTGCAGATTCAACCTCGAAGGTAAAGAAATCCGATAACTCATAATTTATATGAGGTTCTGCTCGAACCTTAAGGTAGACTTCATTCTTCTTACTTATAAGGAGGTCCATAAAACCATGCCACGATTGATTTTCTAACTCCAGATGTGACAGGTCTGACTCTATGCCAGACATCAGATTGAAAAAAGATTGCGGAACCTCTCTTCAACTTAAATGTATCGTATCTGCAATTAGTCTCTGGTTTATATAGCTCCAAATCAAACTCGCCTCCTTCGTACTCAGTTGGGTCATTCATAAAAAGGGACATACTTATTTTTCTCACTACACCTTGTATGGGTTTCGGGTGTTGATCTACATGCCAATCATACTTACCACCCTCAGGATATATTCCATATTGTATAGGTTCACATCCACCTATATCTAAATTCCACCAATTCTCTTCGTTCATCACACGTGCCACATCAATAAACAACTGGCAAAATTTAGGTTCTCTTATCCATGCCTGTCGAGATATTCTATCTTGATGACTCTGTGCTACATCTGATTGATGTGTAAGACTATCCTTCCAAGTTAAATTTTCACTCTCAAGTGTGCGTTGAATCTTAGTCATCGCACTATCATTC